GGATCGCTTGGACCGCGCGGAGGCTGTTAGAGGCCTCCGCGCGGTCCAAGCGATCCTCAGCAACGTCGACCTGGAGCACGAATCGAACCGTCTGCTCCGCTCAATCGACCGCCAGGTCAAGATCGCCCTGGATGGCATCGACAACATCGATGCGAACGAAGTTGCGGAGTACCGCAGCACCTTCCGGGTGCGGGAGTTCGGGATGTCCACCCTGGCTCGGGTCCACGGTGCCTGCTACGCCGTCGCACACGATCTGCGCCGGGTTCGGAACTGCTGACCCCCCTGGTACCTCTTGAGACTCCCACGATCTGACCAGATCGTGGGAGTGCTCTTGCGTGTATTGACTGCCCGCCCGACGTCCCTTATGCTCAGCCCATCTCAGCCACACCCGGAGGACGCCATGAACTACCTCGACTCGACCGCCCACACCCTCGACGCTGCAGCTCACTACCTCACCAGGGTCATGGATCGGATCTCCGACCTCGGCCAGCAGCCCAACTCCAAGACCATCCAGCAGGCTCTCTGGATCTCCGACGCGATCCTCGAGCTGGTCACGGCTGCGGATCTTGCGGTGGCTCAGACCGATGCGGCGCTCGACTCGCAAGCGCAGATCTCCTCGAGCATCGACGCGGTCATCGGCCACCTGGAGGAATTGAAGCTGATGATGCGGAAGTAACCTCAGAGATCACATCTGATCGCAGATCTTCGGATCTGCGATCCCCTTTTGACCCTAGGTATGTACTATCCGCCGAATATCCCTAACACTGATCTCAGATCACCCCCACCCCAGAGGAGGCACTGCCATGTCCACCAAGCGTCGAACCACCGAGATCGCACAAATCGAAGTTCGGGATCGCTTCACCTGCCGTCTGATCCGCATCTCGATCCGCTCCTACGAGGTCGAAGTCAAGAACGGGGATGCCTACTCCCTCGGTGCGATGGCTCGCAACCAGATGGACCCCGAAGAGACCTTCGCCGACACCAAGTTCTGCGTCTACCGCCAGGCTCTGCAGGATGACACCGGAGTCTGGGGTAAGTGGGCGCTCTGGAAGGACGATACCCACGGTGACGTTGGCCACTGGATGAGCTACCTCCAGCGCAAGGTCGGTCGGGATCCCCTCCAAATCCGCTGACCCTGCGGATCTCTTGCACGAAGACCTTGAGGAGAGATCCTCAAGGTCTTCGCTTGTTGGTCGCTCTCGATGGGCAAGGGGGTGCTTTGCCTCTAGATATCGACTTCCCCATAGGGATCTTCGGAGCTCGCAGTCCTGAGCCATTTGGTGCGTCGTCAGGCAGACCTAGCGTTGCCTTGCGACATCAGAAATCCGCACGCTTCGACCGTTTTGGCTAGAGCCAGATCTCTGAGCCACCTCGGCTTGCTGTTGTCTTGAGAGATTTCCTTGAGCCTCTGGATGGCCTGGGTCATCCTCTCTTCGGTTGGTTCTCCCCTGCGAGAGCCGTAAGGTGTACGCTTTGTTCGGAGACTGTTCATGGTCTCTCTTCCTCCTTAGCCGTGCGGGTCGGTTTGGGCAGACCGATCCGCACGCACATTTTGGTCAGTCACGCTGACCTGACTCAACTCTCCCTAAAGGTATTTATCTCCTCCAACGATTACCCTAGTCTGTCGTCCAGGAGGAACTGCCATGACCCACTACCAGCTCTCCAACCTCACCGTCCACCGCACCTTCAACAGCGACCTCACCCCGGTTGCCATCGTGCATGCCATCGTGACCGAGACTCTCCCCAGCTCCGATCGTCCCAAGCACTACCACGTGACGGTGGCTTCCGGCAAAGGTGTCACCAAGGTGATCACCGAAGTCCAGGGCTTCCGGATGGCTGAGATCCACGCTGACGAAGTCCCCGCACCAGTCATCGAACTCTGCCTGCACGGGATGCCCAAGCTCTCCTGACCTGACCCACCCCTCAGATCTCCCTGACGATCGATGTCAGGGAGATCCCTCGTTTAGGTGTATGTACTTATCGGAGACCATAGGCTATGATTCGCTTTAGGGGATGACCCCTAGCCCACTTCGGAGGTTGCAGCATGACTAAGCCTAGCAAGACGATCCGGATCGCGACCTGGCAGCGTGCCGATGGCACCTGGTTCCAGACCGACATCGAGAAGAAAGGTCGCTGGTACGTCTGGTTCGACGATGAGTCGAGCGGTGAGCGTCGCAGCGATCACATCGACGGTCCCCGCCACCACGCTGAGTCCCTCGGTGGTCGGATCGATCGTCGTCCGAACCCGCACTACGATGCCCAGATGCAGAACTACCTCGCTGCGACCTCGAGCATCCAGCACATGCTCGGCAAGCTCCTGCGACCCAGCCGTCGTCGCTGACCAGAATGAGTCCCTGCCAGATCTCTGGCAGGGACATCCTCTTCCCTAAAGGAGTCCGAACCGATATGACAACGTTTCTCTACATCCTCGGCATGTTTTTGTCTGTCGTCGTCTCGGGAGTCGTGCTTGTAGCTCTCTTCGATTGGGTTGCTCGGTGGGTCGATAGGTATTGATTGATCGCAACTCGGTCGAGTAGTCTATGTGCGTAGGGGCGAACAAGCCCCAGCCCCAAGGAGGCAAGACCATGAACTTTCTCGAACAATGGGTGCTCAGCACCGGAACCTACGTCGACGTCGACAAACTCGTCACCCGCGAGCAGCAAGTCGAACTCGAAGCCGCGGCCGCCCGCATGAGCAACTCGGATATCTCGATGCTCGTGTGGAAGTTGGCTCACACCCCCCTCGACTCCAAAGCGACCGCCGCGGAAGCGAACCTGCGCACCGCCTGGCTTGAAATCCTCAGGATCGAACTCTCTGATCGCGATTGAATCCTAACCCCAAGGAGGTAAGACCATGGACTTCAACCCGACCCCCGACCAAAAGGCCGGGGATTCTGATCGTGTACGATCAGATCTACGCTCCGTGTTTAGGATGGCCCAATGCCAACAAAGGAAGACCTGATCTTCAAAACCCAGGAGGAGATCGATCGAGACTGGAAGGCTTCGATCGAAGCTCGTGATAAGGGTCGAAACCTCAAGTGGAATCCGTTTCCTCCTGCTTCGTTCGCTAACCGTACGAGGAAGTATCTTGTCACCTGTGGTGCAGAGCGTCGTCGTGGTGGTGGTCCGTGCCTGCGTCCTGCCGGGTGGAATACCGATCACCCCGGTTCTGGTTTGTGTTCTGAGCATGAGAGAGGCTCTCGAGGTCGAGTCAAGAAGCAACGCTATGATGGTTTGCATAGCCCACGCTTGCGTGACCTGTTGGCTGAGCTTGAAAACGATCCCAACCCGTTGGACCTGCTTCCGGAAGTTCGGATCCTCCGCGCTTTGGTGATCGACTACATCGAGAGATATGATCGTATGATGGAATCTCTGATGGAGTGGAGAACTGTCTGGCGGTCCGATTTCGCTGCTGCCATCAAAGAATGGAAAGACGAGGCTGAACGTCGTCTATCCGAAGATCTAGACGCAGATCTTCCTAAGTTTCCTCAGCCGCAGCAGTTCATGCGTGCGGCTGGTCCGACTCAGATCTTGGATGTCAGCTCCGCAGGGAATCTGATCGACAAGATCGGTGGGATGGTTGATAGGATCGAGAAGCACAAATCGGCTAGTGGAATCAGTCTGGAATCGCTGAACGGGATACTCGAGCAGGTTGGTATTGAATTGGTGCATTCCGTGAGGAAGGAGGTCGCAGATGAAGCTCTCCGAGAACGGATCCTTGCCACGTTTGAGAAGCGGTGGCAAACAATCAAACTCGAACCCAACGAAATCTCTGCTAAGAGGTCTACAGCGAGCAACTGGACGGATTGAGACTCCGTGGAGCAAGTATGCGGATGATCCGTGCGGGTTCGCTTCCGAGATCTTGGGCGTCTCCGTGTGGTCTCGGCAGCAGGAGATGCTGGAAGCCCCGTTGGTGAGTTCTCGGATCGCTATCCGTGCTGGTCGTAAGGTCAGTAAGTCGATGTCGCTGGTTATCATGGCTTTGTGGTGGTCGATGGCTCGTCGTGGCAAAGTGTTTATGACCAGCACCAGCTTCCCTCAGGTCAAGGGGATCTTGTGGTCGGAGCTGAGGGACGTAGTCAACCGTTCCGGGTTGCCTCTCAAGGTTCCTCTTGACCCTATGACGGGGATTCTGACACCTGGTGGTGGGATGATCGTTGGTCGTACTGCGGATGTCCGAGAGAACATGCAAGGATTCTCTGGGGCTAACGCTTTGTATTTGGTCGACGAAGCTTCAGGTGTAAGCAGGCAGATCATGGAAGCCATCGATGGTAATACTGCTGGTGGTGGTGTGATCGTGATGGCAGCTAACCCGACTCGTCTGAGCGGGACGTTCTATGACGCATTCCACTCAGCTAAAGATCAGTGGACAGGTATCCGCATTAGTTCTCGTGAAACTCCGAACGTGCAGCAAGGCCAGATGTTGATCCCGGGTTTGGCTACCAGGGAATGGATCGATTCTCAGGATCAGAAGCACGGAGCTGATGGCGCTTACGTTAGGGTTCACGTGGACGGGGAGTTTCCTACTGGTGGGGAAGATTCGGTTATCCCTCTTTCCTTGGTGGACGCGGCGCAGTCTGTCGGTTCTGTCGTGGTCCCGGATGGTCCGTTATGCATCGGGATCGATGTTGCTCGTATGGGTGGGGATGAAACTATCGTTGTTGCCCGACGAGGTAGGGTCGTGTATCCTGTATTGACCTCGAAGATGACTGATACGTATGATTGCATTTCTTTGATTCTGAAATCCATCGAAAGACATTGGGATGCAGATGCGAGAGTGCATGGTTTGCCTCAGGTCAATGTTGATGTGATCGGCGTTGGAGCAGGAGTTTATGACGTACTTTCCGCAGATGAGAACTATAACTCTAAACTTGATGCCATACCGATCAATGTCGCAGAACGATCTACCGAACCGGAAACTTATCGTTTGTTGAGAGATGAATTGTGGTTCAAGGTTAAGGAATGGCTCAATTCCGGAGGATGTCTCCCGAAGGATGACTCTCTCCGAGAAGACCTGATCGCTGCCACGTACAAGTTTGACTCAAAAGGCAGGTACGTCGTTTCCAGCAAGGATGAGCTTCGTGAGTCTCTTGGCAGGAGTCCAGATCGAGCAGATGCTCTGGCTCTGTCGATATTCTCTCAACGGCATTCCGGCTTTCGAGTGAGGAGTCTGTGAAACGACCATGTTGGATGTCTTGAAGAGACTTTTTCCACCACGTTCTAAACAATCTGCTACTACTAGATTGACTTACGATGCAGTCCGTGGTACGGATGCAGTTTGGACTCCTAGGAATTTCACGGATCTGGTCAAGGAAGGTTTCGAGCAGGTCAGTTGGGTTTATGCTTGTGTGAACTTGCTGACTAAGGCAGCTCTGTCTGTCAGGTGGTATGTAGTAGTTGATGGCAAAGAGGTCCCAGATCACCCTCTGATCAAGCTCTTACATCGTCCGAACGATATGACTAGTGGGCCTGCGTTCGTCGAGAGCGTTTACGGGTTTTGGTTGCTCACTGGGAATTCCTACATCGAGATCGTGGGACTACCAAATCGGCCTCCTCTGGAATTGTGGAGCAAACGCCCTGACAGGATGAAAGTGATCCCAGATCCCGTCACGCTCGTGCGAGGGTATCGGTATGAGATCTCAGGGCAATCATACGATTATGACAGGGCTAATATCGTTCACATCAAGACTTGGGCACCTCTGAACGATTGGTATGGGATGAGTCCCATCTCTGCGGCAGCTAGGGGGATCGATCTGTTTAATACAGGTCAGGCTCACAATTTGGCTTTGGTCCAAAATGGGGCTCGTCCTAGCGGTGCGTGGATCTCGCAAACTCCCATGACGGACCGCCAGCTAGCTCGAGCTCGACAGGAACTGGATGCAGCATCCCTCCTTGGTCGTCGGGGTCGTCCTATGGTGCTGGAAGGTGGAGTTAGCTGGCAGGAGTTGGGGCTCAGTCCAAAAGATCTTGATTGGCTTCAGGGTCAGGAGGATGCTGCAAGGCAGATCCACGCTGTATTCGGCGTTCACCCTGTATTGACTGGGATGACAGAGGGAACTTACGAAAATCAGAAACAGGTCATGCGATCTGTCATGATTAACTCTGTGCTTCCCTTCTTGGATGTTTTCTCGCAAGAATTGGTCAGCGCTCTCTCCTCTCGATATAAGCAGAACATTCAGTTGATGTACGACAAAGATGCCTTTGATGCTTTGAGTGAAGATCAAGAGAGTTTGTGGAAGCGTGCCGAAACGGGATGGGTCAATGGTCTACTAACCAGGAACGAAGCTCGTACGATTGTCGGATTCGATGCAGTCCCTGAAGGTGACACGTTCTTTGGATCTGCTGGAGTAGTCCCTGAGGTTAGATCCGTGAGATCCACCGAAGGTTCTGCTGAGTTTCGGTATTGGAAATCTCGAGTCGATCTGCAGCGTTCCTGGGAAGATCGATTAGAGCCTGTAATCCGGAGCTTGTTTGATGAGGAAAGATCTAGAATCTCCGAAGTTTTGAAAGGCGTCAATAATTCAACTGAAGTTTATCAGAGAGTCTCCGAACAGATCCGACCTCAGGATTGGGAAGATCGTCTGTTCCCCTGGTGGCTGGCTTCTATGGCTGCAGGCGGGGAAAATGCCCTCGGTCAACTTTCACGGTCCAAATCTGTGAAATTGGTCATCCCTGATGAGCCTTCCGACATCTTCATGCAGATCTTCGGGATCTTCGCTAGCAGATCGTTAGATTATGCAGTCAATCACGTGCCTAAGGTTGTCGGTCAGATCACCTTGGTGACGCTAGCTGAGCTGCAAAACGCTATCTTTGATGGTATTGCTCTTGGGTTGAGCATCCCTGACCTAGCAGCGTTGATCGATGAACTCTACCTGGAGCAGATCATCCCTAACCGGAGTACGGTGATCGCTAGGACCGAGATCATCGCAGCGACAAACTATGGATCCCGTCAGGCAGCTAAAGGGACTGGGTTGGAATTGACTAAGCGTTGGATCTCGACGTTCGACGGCAGGGCTAGACCGACCCATGAAGCTGCTGGACTTACCCCAGCGATCGGGATTGATTCTCTGTATTCTGTAGGATCGGCTCGTTTGATGTTTCCAGGTGACCCGGAGGGACCAGCTGAGGAAGTCATCCAGTGTCGATGCACGGAAGTATACCAGGAGGTAAGTTAATGCGACGCACCAAGGACTTCACTTTTGAGATCAAATCTATCGGCGAAGAAGGCACCACTATCGAAGGATATGCTAGCGTATTCGGAGTTGTCGATAGCTACGGAGAATCCGTCGCACCTAATGCATTTTCTCGGACTTTGAGTTCGTGGAAGGCAAAAGGGAAGAAGGTCCCGGTTCTGTGGCAGCACGATGCATTCAGCCCGATCGGAGTGACCGAAGAGATCCGAGAAGACGAACGAGGCTTGTTCGTGCGAGCGAGGATGGTCCCAGAAGTTCAAAAGGCTCAGGAAGCGCTCGCTCTAGCTCGTGCGGGTGTCCTGGGTGGGATGAGTATCGGGTTCAGTCTGCCATCTATGGCTAGCGATGGTCAGCCAGCGTCTATGTACAACGAGGAGACCAAGGTTACTACCCTGCGGGAAGTCAAACTCTGGGAATACTCCTTGGTCACCTTCCCGGCTAATGAAGCTGCAACCATCACTTCGGTTAGAGCTGAGTCTCGTCCCAGCTGGGTGGATGAATTGCTCAGCACTTTGCAAGATCTGCGCCGATCCCTCGATACGCAAGGTGTAAAGGAGGCTATTTCTGATCTTCGCGACATGATGAAAACTGGCAACAGGTCCTCCGACGACCTGAGTAATATGGACCGTTTCGACCTGTCCGATGCGGTCCGTCAAGCTAATGAATTCCTACGAACTCACTCAGGAAGGGGATGAGATGAATACCAAAACCCAGCTCGAGACCGAGCTGCGAGACACTATTGCCATGCTCCAGGCAAAAGCTACTGAGTTTGGAGACTGGCAAAAAGCTGATGGGTTGACTCGTGAGACGTTCACCCGCATGAACTCTCGGATTGACGAACTGCAAGACCAACTTGCTGAGGCTGTGAAGTTGAGCCAACGCACCCCTCAAGGTGCGATCGATATGCAGTCATCCAATACCACGGATGTTCAGGCTCGTCAAGCTCTGAATAAATATCTCCGCAAAGGAGACCAGCGCCTTACTGCTGTTGAAACTGCGGCTCTAGGTAGCATGCAGAAGGCACTGAGCGTCGATTCCGATCCGGATGGCGGGTACGTAGTCACTCCGGAAATGAGCTCTCGGATCGTTGAAGTCATCTACGAAACTAGCCCGATGCGTCGTGCTGCCTCGGTGCTGACCATCACCACGGACGCGGTCGAAGGCCTGTTCGATGGTGATGAGGCTGGTGCCAACTGGGTCGCTGAACGCGGATCTCGTGCCGAGACGACTACCCCGCAACTTGGTCAATGGCGTGTGCCTGTTCACGAGATGTATGCCAACCCTCGAGCCACGCAAAAGCTGCTTGATGACGCAAATGTCGATATCGAGGCTTGGCTGAACCGCAAGGTCGGTGACCGGTTCTCCCGGTTGGAGAACACTGCCTTCGTCAAAGGTGACGGCATCGGCAAGCCTCGAGGGTTCACTACCTATCCGGATGGGACTTCTCGTGGCACCGTCGAACGCATCCCCTCGTTGGATGCCAGCTCGATCGCTGCTGAGGCTCTTCTTGATTTGGTCTACAGCATCAAGTCTCCGTATCGGAATGGCGCTTTGTTCTCCATGAATCGCGCTACTGTTGGCGTGATCCGCACTATCCGGGATGAGTCTGGTGGTGCTGGCACTGGTCAGTTCATGTGGCAACCTGGATTTGGTACCGAACCTAGCTCGGTCCTGGGTTATCCCATCCTTGAGTTTGAAGACATGGACGACGTCGGTACTGGTGGGAACATCGTCATGGCGTTTGGTAACTTCCGAGAAGCTTACTTGATCGTCGATCGGGTCGGTATCCGTGTCTTGCGTGATCCGTTTTCCGCAAAACCATACGTCGAGTTCTACACCACTAAGCGCGTCGGTGGGGATCTGATCAACTTTGAAGCAATCAAGCTCATGGACATTGCCGCGAGCTGAGGAGGTTGACCGTGAATCGCGAAACTATCACTAGCAAGAAATACGTCCGGCTGTTTGATCCCGCTACTGTCACGGCAGATTCGAGTAGCCGATACCTTGACACTCAAGGATTCGATACCGTCGACATTGTTGTTGTGTACTCCGACGTTACTGCGTCAGCGGGAGCCAACAATTTTGTGATCAAGGTTCAGGAGAAGGACGCTACTCCTGGTACCGCTTCCGGGTATACCGACGTTGCCGCAGCAGATCTGCGAGGGACTTTCCCTGTCTTACAGGAGAACGTCACGGCTAACGTCGCTGCTGTCGGTTATGTCGGTGACGCTCGCTACCTTCGAGTGCTCATCGACGAGACTGGCACTGCATCGGCGACGATCGCTGTCGTCGCTGTCCTTGGCTTGAGCGATCGAGATCCCGCTAACTCTAAGACCGTCACCACTGGTGCGGTAAGCTGACCCTCATGGGTTTGTTCCAGGTCCTGAGATATTGCACTTGGTCTCCAGACGGAGTATCCGAAGTAGTCTTTGGACCTGGACAGATCCTATCAGCATCAGATCCAAGAGTCCTTGGAGGGTTCATTCAAATCGGACTAACTCGTGGATGGATCCAAGAGATCTCTAAGCCATCCGTCAGTCCTTCCTCACCTGTACAAAGTCCGATCAAGCTTAAAACCCCTCCGAAGCACGCAATCAGGTCAGCTCCACGGAGCAAGTCATGATCCATTGTCAGTTCAAAGTGACTGTCCCTCCTGCTGTCGAGCCGATCAGTGCTGCAGCTGTTAAGCACGAATTAAATATCTCGGGTAACGATCAAGACTCGAAGATTTCTCGATTAATCACCGAAGCCAGGATTGCTGCTGAGGAATACACTAATAGGTCGTTCATCAACCAGACGATCGTTCTACAGTTAGACAATTTTCCGCAAGCTCCTCTACCCTGGTGGGATGGAGTCCGTGAAGGCTCCAGGAACTCTATGTGGTCAGATCGTCGCTGGGGATATTTGCCCGTTGACAAAGATCAATCCATTGAGCTACCTCGACCACCACTGCAACAAATCTCGGAATTTGTGTGGTACGGAGCAGACAATACTCTAAATACTATCCAATCTGCTTCTTTGCTGGTAAACTCCATCAGCGAGCCAGCTAGAGTATACCCTATTAATGACTTCTGGCCTACCGGCTCCAGGTCCCATATGGCTGTCAAAATCACCTATGTTGCGGGATATGGATCATCTCCTCATTCCGTTCCTTCTCAAGTTTCATCTGCTATTGTAACTCATATCCAAGATGTGTTAGAACGACCTAATGCAAGTGTGAAGTCTGAGCAAATTGACAATGCATCGGTCCAGTATGGCGACGCGTTCAATTCTGGAGCTTCTTTCGGTCTTCGTGGTGGGTCGGACCGTATATTACAAAACCTGAAAATTATTTACACGGGAGTGTAGATATGAAAGTCGAAAGGTTTTTCAAACAACAAGCCACCTGGGAAAAACGCACGGGGACTGACGATTATGGTGGGAATGTTTACTCCTCAGGCAAATCGATCTGGGTTAGATGGTTCTCTGAGGATTCTGTTGTCCGAGACGACACATCTCGTCAGACCACGTCAGTTTCTCGTCTCTCTACCTTAGAGCCGATCAAGACGGGAGATCGAATTACGGATGAATCTGCCAGACAGCGTGAAGTTATTGACGTCAGACTGAACCGCAGTGTAGCTGGGTATTTCTCGCACTATGTGGTGTACCTAGCATGAGCGTGACCTTCAAATTTGAATCAAATAAGGTTGCGGCTTTATCAGATATGGAGCGAAAAAAGAATCGTGCTTTGGATCGATGTGCCATTGCGTGGCATAACGCAGCACGTCAAGCTACACCAGTAGATACAGGCAGGCTCCGAGCTTCCCTATCTTGGGCTACTCCAACGAACAAAGATCAAGTAGGTCGTACCTATAACGGTGGAGTCATCCAATACACCCCTCCAGATCCTGCTAAAGATTCTGCCGAGGTCGGGAGTAACGTCGAATATGCACTAGCCGTCCACGAGGGGATCAATACCACCGTGGCTATCAAAGCGCATGATAGGAAGATCACCAAAGTTTGGGGAAGAACCATCAAGCCTAAGGTTATTAAGGTAAAAGCACACACCAGGAAGGTGAATCGACGTCCGATCAAGTTCATCGAAGGTCCTGGCAGGTTGCTCGTTTGGTACTTCAAAGAAGTATTCACGCAAGAGATGAGTTCCTCATGAGCTTGGTTGAAGACATGAAAAGCGTCTTGTTGATCTATGGATTCACGACTCCAATTGTGCTAGGTAGGATGCCAGATCTGCCTGATACTGTCTTGATGCTCAGAGAATACGAGGCTGGACGCAATCGAGACTTTACAGCCAAAAATTTACCTGTATTTGAGTCTCTCGCAGCTCAAATGTGGATCCGAGTCGGAAAAGATCACGGCATCAGGTCTGCGGAACTGATCGCTGTATCTGCATATCGGATGCTTTCTGGGAGGCATATTCGGATCAATGGCAATAGTTACGACAGGTGGATCGCATCTTTCTCTCCGACGCACCTATTCACAGATGAACTGGATCGTCCCATCGTTGGGACTAACTGGTCAGCTCAGAGATGGGGAGATGTGTCCATCCCCTCACCCCCTTAAGGAGGATATAGTGGCTTTCGTTGTATCCGTCTTCTCACACTCATCCAGATCTGCCATCCTATCTAGGACCTTGCAGTCGTTTGCTGATGTCGGAGTGCCCGTCGACCACGTGGAAGTCCAGATCGATCGACCGAAAGCTGCCCACAATCGTCGTAACGCGTGGATGGCCTTGAAGCGCTCAGTTGAAGTCGTCGGTCGAAAACTCCCTAACATGTCTGGTGTCCTGCTGATCGAAGATGATGTGACACCTTCCCCTCATTTGTTGGAGTGGATGAAATATCTCGATCTTTATGAAGAGAGGGTCACTACTCTATACTGCCCCATCGAGCGTGTCTATCCTCATAGATACAAGTCCTTCATCAAAGGAACTTCTCGGAAGGATCCAGTTCCTGCCGTCGTGGCAGTATCGGATATCCGCGCTTGGTGGGGATCTCAAGCTTTGTGGATTCCGTTGCCTTGGGCTAGGGTTTTCAAGAACGACCAGAGGATGCAAGTATTCGAGCATGGTTTGGGTCCTTGGGACCATGCCGTTAGGACCATCATGATCGAGCATAATGCTACGATGGGACTAGTAGTGCCAAACGTGATTCAACATAATGGGGAACCGAATGTGGTTAATCCCACCAAGAGGACCCATCGAAGCCAGGCATATAGGCCTGATGCCATGCCCCCTAGTGTGGCAAGAGAGGTTGATTACTGATGCAAGGTCGCAGTGGACTTTCAAGTCGTACCGCACTCAATACGGTATTGGATGCTGGTGAAGTCTGGTTGAATATTGATATCACCGCTTTGGAAGATGGAAGCGCATCCGACCCCTGGGGAGATGCTATCGCAGCTAGTTCTGCGATCCGACTCGGTGGCACTCGTGGTGGGAACACGTTCGCGGTGAATCGAGTGATTCGGCAGATGCCTGTCGATGGCGCTATCGGTCCAGTCAAGGGGTTCAACCGCAGGCAGAGCAGTCAGCCTACCCTCACGGTTAACGCACTTGAAATCAGCGAAGAGAACGTTGAATTTGCTTTTGCTGGGGCGAATAATAGTGCTGCGGGAGTGTTTGCAAAGATCACTGGTGGGGAGATCGAAGACGGCGACTATATCACCAACGTCGCAATCGCATCTACGGTAAAAGGGACTGCGACTCCGATCGTGATCGTTCTGTTTAACGCTATGGTGATGGAAGCTCCTGAGCTCTCGTTCACCGATGAAGATGAAGTAGTGATGTCGATCGGCTTTGTTGGTCACGTTTTGTCCACTACTCCAAACACTGAAGCGTTTGCCATCTACCACCCAGGGACCGTCAACCCAGCTTGATCTCACACCTGTCAAGCTACCAGAGCAGTCTCCACTGCTCTGGTAGTTCTTCCTTGCTCTTGACTTCGGGGAGATCTCCGCAGCATCATCGGGAGTAAGGAGTGTAAATCCATGACTGAATCCATCGACGACGTCTCGATCGCTCAGCAAGCAAAGTCTCAAGCGAAGGCTACGTTCCACAGAGCCGAGATCAAGACTACTCGAGAAAAGCTCAGAGCAGACGACATTAGAGAAGCAATCCGGATGAAGAGGCAGGAGATTGAGTCTAATCATACTGCAGAAAACGAATCTGAGCTTAGCATTTTGCTACTGAATCTGAACCATCAATTCCAAGTGTTTCTGAATTGCTTGAAAGATGAACGCGTTGCGGAAGCTCTGTATATTGCGGCAGTTGAGAGGTATATATCTCTTCTGAAATTGACAGGCTCTTCGGAGGAGGTTGTCGATGACGACGATTAAGATCCACGATCATGGATTTGTCAGATTAGTGGATTCTTTTGGTGGAGATGACAGGGTTGTCGAATCTGCAAGAGTCAGTTACTCAGGAAAGAAAAAGAGGTCTGACTCAGACCTGATTGATTACTTAGTCCGACACAAGCACACAAGTCCCTTAGAGCAGGTGGTATTTACATTCCATCTCAAAATGCCGATTTTTGTAGCACGGCAATGGATGCGGCACAGAATGGCTCGGATTAACGAGATCTCCGCGAGATATGTGGAAATCCCTGAAGAGATATTTATCCCGATTGAATCACAATTAGGCTCTCAGTTGGGGAAACAAGGTCGAAATCAAAAGATCGACTCTAAGTCTCAGATCATCCAAGAAATCAATTCTTCTGTCAAATCGTCGTTTCAGACATATAAGAATCTGCTCGAATTAGGATTAGCACGAGAGCTTGCTAGGATCGTCTTGCCAGTTGCGACATATACAGAGTTCTATTGGCAGATTGACCTCAGGAATCTAATGCAGTTCCTTGTCCTGAGAACTGATGTACATTCGCAACAGGAGATGCAAGATTACGCCGTCGCAGTGCTAGAACTGGCTCGCCCTATCGCTCCGCAGTGCTTCTCTGCTTGGGAAACCCATCAAAAAGGATCAGTCACATTTAGCAAAGATGAACTGGATCTAATCTCCTCATGTATAGATCCCGGAGCATTACATACTAGACTTGCTCATGTGGAACTTAGGCAATCCAGGAAACAAGAGCTTTTAGATAAGCTGCATCGTCTCGGTCTGGAGGTTTCGTGATGAAGCTGACTCAATCTCAGTTAACCATGATCTGGATTGCATCAGTCAACAAGCCTTGCCAGAAGGATATCCAAACGTTCTGTCAACTAACAGAAATGTCTCCATCAGATGTGCTATTTCAGGTCAATAGTTTACAATTCTTGATATCCAATCCAATGATGTCAATAGTCAAATCTGTGAAGTTTATGGTGCTTTCTTTAGATCGGCAATCTCATGGAGATGATCTGGATGACCTGGTTTGTTCCTTGGTAAGAGTAATTTCCGATTCAGCCAAGGCTTTGGGATTCCTGGATGACTCAAAAGTTCAGTCTCAATGGAAGTACATGACCAATCGATAGCACGAGGATCGATTCCAACAGATCCTCGTGCTATCTTGGTTAAGGTGTTCTGGAGGCACCGTCACCATGTCCAATCCTACAGAAAACATCGATCCGGTTCTGTACGTGCCACCGACGGTAATCATCTCGGGAGTTGAATATCCTCTTCGACGATTGTCGATGCGGGACGTGTTCAAGATCGTCCCTATCGTTAGCCGCGGAGCTTCTGCGATCTTGAATGCTGGCGAAACTGTGCAACCAGCACAGATCCTTCAGGCTTTGATGCAAGCGTTGATCGTCAGCGAAAAAGAAGTCATGGCTTTGATGGCTGATATGATCGGTGTCGAAGTCAAAGACTTTGAAAATGGCGACAAATTTCCAATCACCGCCATCATTGACATTATTGAAGCCGTAGCTAAACATGAAGATCTTAAGTCTTTTATCGGGCGCGTGCAGACGGCAGCGGGTCGTCTGCCGGGCTTGTCGACACCGACAGCCTAGCGATCGCGCTGCAAACGCTGAGGAGGCACGGCTGGGCGGGCGTTACCGACAACGAACTCCTCAACCTGCCCTACCTCCGCCTCATGCAAGAAATTCGCCTCGCTGCCGAACGCGAAATCACAATCACCCGTCAACAAATGCAACGCGCGGCATTCGTCGGCTGGCAAGTTCGCGATGTCGTACTCGCCGCCGTGGGCAGCAAAACCCGCCCCAACTTCACGCAGTACCTCACCAGCATGGGCTTATCTGACGCGCCCACAAACCCGAAACGCGTTACGGGATTACTACCGAAAGGAACCGGAGCTAACGTTGCGGCACGCGTTCGTGAGGCATTCCGCAGAAAACCCACTGCAGAAACGGCGTAGAGTGAGAACGTGAACGTCTGGAGCCTGTTCGGGAAAATCGATCTCGATACTAGCGGAGTCAAACGTGGACTCGCTCAAGCCGAATCAAGCGCGAAAACTACAGCGACAGGAATGCAACGCGATCTCGGCCGCAGCCTGGACGAAATCAGCAAACGGTTAACGACGCTGGGATCGAACGTCACGAACGTCGGCAAAGCACTCTCGCTCAGTTTGACTGCACCACTCGCCGCTGTCGCCACTGCCGCGATCGCGAGTGGCCGCGCACTTGGCGATTACGCTGACAAGCTGCTCGATACGAGCGCGCGAACGGGAATCACGACAGATCGATTGCAGCAGTTCGAGAATATCGCGCGAGCTGCAGGCGTTAGCGCTACCGCGTTGGGTGATGCGGCGGAGATGCTCACGCGGCGAATGACGAGCGGCGAGGAGGAAGGCGCTCGCCTCACGCGCGCGATGGAGATCCTCGGCGTGGAACTCCGCGTAACGGAGGACGCCAGCAATATAGCGGCAGCGCGGATTGACGTCCTAGCACGCGCGGCGGTGGATGCAGGCGCGGACGCGATCGTGCTGGAACGCGCGATTGCTGACGCGGGTGGAATCACTGAGGATTTTGGTCGCATTGCGATTGCGGCAGGCGCTGACGCCAACACGTTAGAGCGATCACTCGGGTTGCTGGGTGTCGAAACGCGGGATGCCGCGGATGGATTCGACGTTCTTACGACGACGTCATTCTTGACGGCGGGGGAGTTCCGCAGCCTCGATGACGTAATGCCCGAGCTGCTCACCAGCCTCGCGGATGTCGAGGATCGCACGCTACGGAACGTTCTCGCGAACGAAGTATTCGGCCGCGCGGCATCCGAACTCATTCCCGTCCTGGAACTCGGCAGTGACGAAATCCGCCGCCTCGCTGACGAAGCGCAAGCAATGGGGCAAGTCCTCAGCCTCGACACCCTTAATGCCGCGAACGAGTTCCGCATCGCGCAAGCGCAACTCACTGCCGAGTTGAGCATCGCCAGCCGCGAAATCACCGTCGCACTACTGCCCGTCCTCCTTGAGTTCACCAACTTCGTTCGAGCAACCGTCATTCCCGTCGTGCGAGACATCGCGCAAAACGTTGTCACCTGGATTGAACGCTTCAAAGAACTCGTTCCCGAACAACAACGACTCATTGTCGGCATCGGAGCATTCGTCGCCGCAATCGGTCCCGCGATCGCAGCGATCGGCGGCTTCATCACCCTCGCTGGCAAATTCGTCGCGGCACTCAACACAATCCGAACGGCATTCGTTGCCGTACGCAGCGCCGCACTACTAGCCGCTGGACCAGCAGGCTGGGCGATACTAGCTGGCACCGCGATAGCTGGATTGATCACGTGGTTCGTTCGAAAGAAACGCGCTGCGGATGAAGGCAAAGAAGCGTTATCGGAAGTCAGCG